AAGATAGTAAATTTACTATCTTTATTTGTTATAGAAGTTGTTTCTTAATTTTGGGTTATATCCATTATTGGCTAAAAACTCTAAATGATTTAGTTGTTTTTTCATAGCTTTTGTATGTTCTTTTTGCAATTTATTTTTTAATGATTGATAATCACTACATAATTCTTGTTCATATTTATTTAACATTTACTCATTTCCTTTTGTTGTTTTCTAAGTATTTAAAATAAATTTATAAGTATTTTAATTTCTGAATTTGAAATATCATCAAATTGTTTTTTGAGTTTATTTTTAATATCTTTCTTATCAAAACCTTTATTTATTAACTCCTCAACAAAAGCTAATTTATCTTTATCTGTCGATGCTTCGTTTACTTTTTTGACTAATTTTTCAAATTTCATTTCATTTCCTATGTTTTAAAGTATTTAAAATTATAATATATGCATACTTAAATGATTTTTAAATACTTATAAAGGATAACATTGTGGCATTAAAAACATATCATAATTTTGCAAATTCAATTTCTTATTATGCACAATTTACATTTGCTAATGATGAATTAAAATATTATCTACAAGAAACTGATTTACCTAGTATCACCTATGGTATTACTGCAAATATAAAAAATGGTGAAACAATTTATACCTTAGGTGATAGTAAAGATAAATCACCTCTATCATTAACATTTGTAATTGATGAAAACTTTGATGTGTATGTAACCCTATTGGATATTCAAGAAGCATATAGAACTAAATTTGAGACTATCGATAATTTTGAAATATATCTACAAAATAATAAAAATATAAATATACTTAAATTTACATTTCAAGATATATTTTTTACATCTATTACCGCTCCTAGATTAACAACTACTGGTGATGAAACAACTATCGTGGTTGATGTAGAGATGTATTATAAAAATTTTAATTTTAAGAAGGTGATATAAAATGGCTAAATATTTACAAAGTACTAGTGATTTAATAGAATATACAAAAAGGAAGTTAGGAGCAGAACAATGGACAGTTGAAATATCTACATCACAATGGGATGATATCATAGAAGATTCAAAAGATATATTATATGATTATAGTGACTATGGGTTAATAGATGAATACATAGTAGTTAAACCAAATGGCAGTAATGTTATATATATGGATGAAAGAATTCGTTCAATAACAGCTTGTTATGGAGGTCAATCATCTATAGCTATGACAGGAATTGCATATGATAGTAGTTCTTATATTTATCAATTATTAATGAACGGACCTGGAGGTTCGGATAGTTTATCATCATATGTAATCATGAGACAATATATCAATACTGTTCGTGAGTTACTCAACGAACCTATTCAATATGATTTTAATTCTGCGACCGGCAAATTAGCACTAATGAAAAGTAATTATGAGTTTATAGCATTTCGTGTTAAGATTGAAGAACCAATAAACGAATTAGTTAATTTGAAGTTTTTTAAAATGTTAGTTCATGAACAAGCATTAAGACAATGGGCAAACAATCTAAGTTTGAAATATTCAACTGAAAATTCATCAATAATCGGAAACGGACTTTCATTAAATAGTACAAGAATGCTTGAAGAGGCAGATAGAATTAGACAAGAATTTTTAGACGGTATTGAAGGTGATGAATATGGAAGTTTAATTGGCTTGAGAAAACTGTATAATTAAAAAATATCAATATAAAGGAATTAAAATGTTATTTGTAGAATTAATGTTAGAAGTAGTTAAAAGAAAAAAAGTTGTTAGAGGTGGTAAAATAGTAAAGAAAAAAGTCACTGATAAGAAAGGATTTAAAGTTAAAGATGGTCATGAGGTAAAAATGTCTGCACAAGAAAGATTGCATAGAAAAAAAGGTGCAAGAATTGCTGCTCGTAAAAAAAGAGGTAAAGAAGCTTCAATTGAAAGAAATAAGAAAAGAAGCTTAAGAAAACGAAAATCAACAAATCTATAATAAAAAGGAAAGAAGCAAATGGAATTACCACATATAAGGACAGTAAGAAAAGGTGAAGTTAAAATAGGGAATAATACAATAGAGTTTATTCCTTGGTCTAATAAAGATATGTTAATTTATGAAAATATGAAAGAAGAAAAAGAATCTAAAATACAAGAAGAAAAAGACAAATTGGTACAAAGAAAATTAATTATGGATATTATATATTCAACGTTAGTGAAACCTAATGTGTTAAATTTAAAAGATGAACTTACACCTATTGAAAAAGAGGTTGTATTTGTCGAAATGTATAAATTATCACGTGGAAATTTTATTAACTTAACATATAAATGTACAGAATGTAAACATACATCTGATATACAATTTGATATTAATAAAGATTATAAATTTCATCCGCTTAAAAAAATGAATATAAAAACTAAAGATTTAGAAATTAAACTAAAAATGTCTAATTATAAACCTACTGAAGATGATGATAGTATGTTATATTATGTAAGTTTTATTGAAGAATTTAAATATAATAATAACACTTTTATTAATACTTCTAATACTGAGTTAGCAGAATGGTTTGCTAATGAATTAGATGAAATAAACTTCAAAGAATTTATAGAAAGTATTATTGATGTATTACCTAAAGTTGAATTTTCTAAAAAAGTGAAATGTGAAATGTGTGAAAACACTTCTATGTTTCAGTTCATGAGCTTGCCGGATTTTTCATTGACCAGTTATATAACTTCGGTATTTTAGATTTATATAAAAGTATTCATATGATGAAAAAATACTCTAACTGGTCATATGATGAAGTGTTAGCTATGACACCAATAGATTGGGAGGTGTTTATGATGTTAGAATTAGAAGATAGAAAGAATTGATTTTAAATACTTATAAAAGGTTGATGTATGGCTACTGTAATAGATGATTTTAAGAATTATATAAAATATTTCACAAAATCAAACTACTATGATTTTAGATTATCATTACCAATTATGAAATTACATAATACCTCTGATATTAGTAAGAAATTAAGAATATTTGCCAGAAGTACTTCTATCCCCTCTACATCTGCTGAAAATCATATAGAAAAAATATATAATATTATTAGAAATACTTTACTTATAAATAGGTTTGATAGTATAACAATCACATTCTTTGATACACATAATCTATTTTTTCATACAATGTTTAATGAATGGCTTCTGAATAGATTTAACTCTTCAGGTGCTTTGAAATATTATCCTAATGAAATAAAAGGTGATATTACATTTACTATGAATGATAATGATGTATATAAATTAGAAGACATTCAACCAATCACAGTGGGTGATTTTAGATTAGATGATACATTAACTGACCAATTTGGTACTTTTGATGTCACATTTCATGTAGGTAAAATTACCCCACTTAATAAAGGATTATTTTAATGCCTAGAAAAGCTAAGATAAAAGATGAAGCTTCATTAAAATGGTGGAATGATAAGATACAGAAGATTATTCCTAAAAAACAAGATCCTTTAGATTATAAGAAAATGAATAGGAGAGCTATTCGTAACGGTAGTATGGTAACATTCAAATATCCAAATCCAAAAACCGATTTAAAAATATTAAGAGTTTTTGATGCTCGTCCTCTAATTTTCATATTTGGTATGAAAGGTAATAAGATATATGGAATAAACTTGCATTTTACACCAAAGCCAATGAGAGAGATAATAATTTCGTATATTATAAAATTAAATAAAATAAATATTAAACAAGATAAACGATTAGAGTTGTCATGGCAAATGATTAAAGAGTTTTTACATAGACAAGGTTTGGCTCATGTAATCACCAAAACTTATTTAACAAATAGAATACAAGATTTGCAATATATACCACCAGTAGATTATAAATATGTTATTAATCTTCCTTCAGAAAAATTTGTACTAGATGGTCAATTTAGTGAAGATGACTTGTATAAACTAATATATAGCCATGCTAAGAAAACTAAATCTAGTAAGAATAAGAGATATGGTAGAAAGTAAATATATATGAATCATTATTAACATCTATTGAAGAAAATTATATAGGTAAAACAAAACAAGGTAAATTTGCATTAAAACTACATAAAAACTTCATCTAATAGGAATGTATACAGTAGAAGTACCAAGTTTTAAAGATAGAGGATATCCAAAACCTAATTAACAAAAAATTAAATACTTATAAAAGAGAGTAATCATGGATATTTTAGAAAGTTTAGTAAAACCTTTTTTAAAACAAGAAAAGAAAATAGAAACAACTGCACAGACTTCTACTGACAATGTTGAGTTGCAACTCGGTTCTTATGATACAGAACTACCAAATGCAAAATCAAAGTTTTACCAAAGAGGTAAAAGTAAAAAAGAATCATTGCAAGAAAAGTCTGATAATCTAATATCTCAATATAGAACTATATCATCAGCTCCAGAAGTAAGTAGTGCAATTGATGAAATAGTAAATGAAGTACTTGATATAACAGATAAAGGAGTTTCTGCACCATCAATAACATTTAAAGATAATACTAATATTAGTGACTCTGTTCAAAAAGTTATTTCTGAAAATTTTAATGAATTGCTTAATACTATAAACTTTGAAAAATTTGGCGATGAAACATTTAAAAAATGGTATATTGATGGGAAGTTAATTTCAGAAGTAGTTTATGATAAGAAAAATATCAAATCAGGAATACAAAAAGTTTTACTTTTATCACCTATCGGTTTTAGAAAACGTAAAGATGAAAAAACTGGTAAAATATATTATATGTATGATACCAACACCCAACATTATACAAATAATAAAAATAAAGATTACTATGATTTAGAACAAATTGTTGTGACTAGAAGTGGTCTAACCCATGATGGTATGGATATTGGATATTTGTATTATGCTATAAAAACTGCAAACAATATGAATATGATTGAAGATAGTTTTGTTATCTATCGTGTGTTACGTGCTATTGAAACTAGAATTTGGAATGTTAATATTGGTAAAATGCCTAAATCGAAAGCTGAAAACTACTTAAATACTGTAATAAATCAAATTAAAAATGATTTAAGTTATAATAGTTCTACTGGTGAATTTGACGGTCATACAGATATGAAATCATTAATTAATGATTATGTATTTCCTAGTAGAAATGGGAATGAAAGTACATCTGTTGATACTATCGGTGGAAGTACTTCGTTTATAGATTCTACAGATGATCATGATATGTTTCTTAAGAAATTATACATTGCCTTAAAAATTCCAGTTTCAAGATTAGATACAGATGGTTCCACACTTGATTTTGCTGCAGATGATATTTTACGTGGTGAAATGAAGTTTAACAAATTTACTAATAAACTAAGAAGAACATTTGGTCAATGGTTATTAGAATTATTAAGATTAAATTTAATTGCACAAGGTAAACTTAAACAAAGTGAATGGGATGAATTTCAAAATGATATTATGTTATATTGGAACAATTCAAATACTATTATTCATAATGGCAAAATGGATGTAATGGTTAAACAATCTGAAGTGTTATCTGATTTAAAACAAAATGAAATTATAGGTAAAGTTATATCTTATGAAACAGCATTAATGAAAACTTTCTCAATGACACCTGAAATGTTTGAAGAAGAAAGAAAGAAAATAGAGAAAGAAAAGAAAGATAAGAAATACAGTGAGTTATATCAAGTAGAAGAAGATTAAAGAGATTTATTTCTCTTTAAGTTTGTATAAAGCTTAGTTTGTATATAATTATGTAAATTGTTTTTAAAAGAGATGTTATCGTTTCGTGGTTGTTCTGTAACATCTCTTTTAAAAACAATAAAGGAATGACCACTATGAAAAACACAAATACTTTGAAAGATTTAACATTAACAGAAATATTAGAAAAATATATTATTAAGAACAATAATATTACAAGTAATTATAAAAAAGAAGTATGGTGGAAAAATAGAGATATTATTCATCATTATGAATTTCTAAAATCTATTTCTTTAAATATATCAGAAGCAATTTATATATATTTATATAATAGACCTGTTTGTAAAGAATGTGGTAAAAATACTAAGTTTTTGACTTTTGGAAGAGGATATAACGATTTTTGTTCTACTAAATGTTCAAATATATATAATTTAGAAACTAGAAAAGAAACTAGTATTAAAAAATATGGAGTCGATAATCCTTCTAAAAGTCAAATAGTAAAAAACAAAATTAAAGATACTATGTTTAAACGTTATGGTAGTTTTTACACACAAACAGTTGATTATACTGATAATGTAACAAAAACTAATTTAGCAAAGTATGGAAAAAAATGGTATATGTCAACTAATGACTTCAAAGAAAAATCTAAAGATTCTATGTTATCTAAGTATGGAGTTGAACATAATTTTAATAACGGTGTAATTAGAGAAAATAGTAAACAAACTATGTTATCTAAATATGGAGTTAATCATGCATTACAAAATGAAACTATAAAACAAAATTTTAAAACTACTAGGCATAACACTACATTAAAAGATGTTGATGAACAAGGAATGTTATTATTGAATAATCCAGTAGAATTAAAAAAACTTCATCATGAAGATAATTTACCGTTATATGAAATTGCAAATATTATAGGTGGTATTAGTTATCAAATAGTTAGTGATTATTTTAATAAATATGATATAGATATTAGAATAAATTCTTTAGTTTCTTATAAGGAAACCGAGATAGTAAAATTTTTAGGTTCAAATATAGTATCTACTAGTAACAGAAAAATTTTAGGAAATAACAAAGAAATTGATATAGTAACATCAAAAATATTGATAGAATATAACGGTATCTATTGGCATTCAAATATAGACAAAAATTATCATCTTATAAAGACTAACAAAGCAGAAGAAAAAGGTTATAAATTATTTCATATATTTGAAAATGAATGGATAGACAACAATAAACAACTTATATGGAAATCAATGTTAAACAGTGCTCATACTAAAACAACTAGAATATATGCAAGAAAAACCATAGTAAAAGAAGTAAGTTCTAAAGAAGCTAAAGAGTTTTTAAATAAAACTCATTTACAAGGATATATAAACAGTAAGGTTAGAATAGGACTTTATCACGAAGATGTACTTGTATCGATTATGACTTTTGGTAAACCTAGATATAATAAAGATGTTGAATGGGAATTGTTAAGATTCTCAAGTAAACTGAATACCACTATAGTAGGTGGTGCATCTAAAATGTTAAAATATTTTGAAAGAAAGTATAAACCAACTTCGTTACTTAGTTATGCTAATAGAAGATGGTCACAAGGTAATGTATATGAGAAATTAGGATTTGATTTTATAGAAGATACTAAACCTAATTTATTTTATGTGGATTCTAAAGGAAATATACATTCTCGTATTAAGTTTCAAAAACATAAATTGAAAGATATGCTTGATAATTATGATGATTCTGTAACAGGTATCGAAAATATGTTGAATAATGGTTATAGAACTTTGTATGATTGTGGTAATAAGAAGTATATTAAACAATTTTAAATACTTAAAAATAA